TGATGGGCACACCGTGCTCGCTGCACAGCTGCAGCACGGCACGCTTGTGCGCGTCGGGCATGGAGCAGCCCAGCGGGTTGTGCAGCGAGGGCAGAACGATCAGCGCGCGAATGGGGCCTTGCGGACCGGGTGAGTCCAGGGCCATGACCAGCGCGTCGACCGACAGGCCCGTGCTGGGGCTGGTCGGCAGCTCAAGTGGGCGCAGGCCCAAGGTCTCCAGCGCTTGCAGCGCGCCGTAGAACGTCGGCGATTCGACGGCCACTGTGTCGCCAGGCTGGCACAGGGCACGCAAGGCCAGCGTCAGAGCTTCTGTGCAGCCATTGGTCACTGTGATCTGGTCGGCACGCAGCACCATGCCGCGGCTGGCGGCGCGTTTGGCGAGCACGTCGCGAAACTCCGGATGACCGTAGCGGCGGGTCAAGGTGGTCAGCAGCTCGGGGTGCTGGCGCAACACGCTGCTGGTCAGCCGTTGAAGCGCGGCGACGGGATAGATGGACGGTGCGCCCACACCTGTCATGAAGTTGATGCGCGCTGGTGTGGCCTCGGCCAGGTCAAGCCAGCGTGCGATGGTGGCGTGCAGCCCTGTGAAGCTGTCGGGTTGCGTCAGGCGGCGCGGGCTGGGCTGGTCAGCCACGCGCGGCAAGCTGGCGCGCGGCGCGGCATCCACGTAGTAGCCCGAGCGTGGCCGCGCTTGCAACAGGCCCCAGTCCTCCAGCGTGTGGCAAACCTGCACGGCCGTGCTCATGTGAACGGAAGCGCGATAAATGCAGCCGCCGACGCGCGATAGACAAGGCGCGGAATGATTGCATGACGCGCAACAAATTTGCGCGTGCGGAAACCATCACCGGGCTAGCCGCGCCATCCGAGTCAACTCGGGTTGAATCATCTTCGCCAGCTGCACCGGGTCATTGATGCCATAGGCTTGCAGCGTGATGTTCACGCTGCCGCCCATGACGCCGCCTGGCGCACCAGGTAGCCGAGGCGCGGGCGGTGGTGGTGGCGCCTTGGGCTTTGCGTCGGTATCTTCATCGCTTTGCCTACGGGCCTCACGCTCTTGCTCAGCTTGCTTGCGCTTGGCATCGGCCGCTTCGGCCTTGCGCTTCTTGTCTTCTTCGCTGTGGATCTGGCGCAGTAGGTTCAACTGCTGCTCCAACATCTGGGCCTCGTATTGCAGCTGGGTCACAGTGGTGTCGTCGCCCAGGATGCGGGCCTTTTGCAGGGCCAATGCATTCAACTGAATTTGACGCTTGATGTCAGCGGTTTCGCGTGCGGCGCGTGCCTGGGCAATCTGCTCTTCGGTGCCATTCAGCTCCAGCAGGCGCAGGCGCAGGTCTTCCACGCTGTTGGCGCCACCCGATTGCAGGCGCCGTTGCGCCGCGTCCAACGACTCCAGCGAAGCGACCATGGCGGCGTGCTCGCGGGTCATCTCCCCCATCGACTTGTTGATGTCGTACACCATGGCAGCGACCTGGGCCGAATAGCTGCTGGCCGCAGCCTTGGCGTCCAGCCAGGTACCGGTGAATTTGAGGATTCCGCCTTGCGCGTTTTGCACAAACCGGTCGGTGGCCTCTTCAGCTTTTTTTGCCCCTTCAGCGGCATCCTCGCCAGCTTGCTTGGCCGCCTCGCCCACGCCCTTGGTGGAGTCAGCGGCATCGGCCATGCTCTTGACGATTGCTTTGCCAGCCTTGTCCACCTCCAGCACAAAGCCATGCTGGGCGGCCTGTGCAGCCAGCACTGCGTCTGCCACGCCGCTGTTGGCGGCAATGGCGGCCTCGGCCATGGCTTTCCAGGCCTGATCGATTTCGCGTGGCGTGGCCTTGCCGCTGGCCATCACGGCGTCAAATGCCTGCTTGGCCGACTTCGCCAGCGCGTCCAGTTCAGCTTGGGGCTTCACACCCAACTGACTCAGCGCTTCTTCCAGGCTTTGGACTCCCGGAATCTGGCCTTCGATCACGGCCTTTTGCTTGTCCAGTGCGGCCTTGATGCGCTCAACACCATCAGCGCCAATCTGGCCCGACTTGCCCATGGCCTTCAGCCGCTCGTTCAGTGCAGTGATGGCCTCCAAGCTGTCGGCTTTGGGTATAGCCGCCACGAACGCCATTTCGAGGGCGCGCGCGGTTTGCCCTGCACTGGCCCCAGCTGCCTTGGCGGTATCCGCCACCTGAGCAATGCCGTCGATGGCTTGCTGTGCGCTATCGCTGATCTTGCCCATGGCCTGCGCGGCATTGACGCCCAGGCGCTGAAGCGAGCCGTTCAGCAGTTGGTCGTAAGCCTGTGAAAGCTGCTGGGCGCTGATCAGCCCCTGCTTGCTGGCCCCTTCCAGTGAGTTGCGCAATTGCGTGACTTTGGATGGGTCGAGCTTCTCCAGCGCTTGTTGCCATGCCTGGCCGAATTGCTGGGCGCTCAAATCGCCTTTGTCACGCAATTTGTCCAACGCGAGCACGAATTCAGAAACGTTCTTCGCGCTATCGAATTTCAGGGATTCGGCCAGCTTCTTGATGGCGCCTTCCACACCTTCGCTACCATCGCGCAAGGTGTAGAACTCACGCACCAATTCGGCCGCTTTCGCCTTGGCTTCTCCCAACGCATCCGCAGATTTTTGAGAGGCCGCAGCCTGCTGCTGCTGAGCATCTTTGGCCTTACCTGCGCTTGCAAACAAGGCTGCATATTCGTCGTCTATTCGCTCCAACTCAACACGCAGGCGTCCCTGCGCAGCGGCCACGGTGTCGTCCGTGAATGCCGCTTTGATCATCTCCCAACCTGCTCTGGCGCGCACGGCGGTTTTATGCACCCCGGCAGCCAATGCGATGCCAGCTTGTTCGACTTCCTTGAACTGATCGCGCAGGAAGCCACCAATCTCCCAGCCCACCCAAGCCGACATAGCCAGTTTGGATGCAGCAGACCAGGCACTGCCTGTTTTGGCGGCAGCGGCAGTCCATGCGCCACTGGCTTTGCCTGCTGCGATAACACTTTCTGTACCCAGCGCCACTGTCTGCTTCTGGGCCACGCTCAGGCTGGTGATGTAGGCCCCCATAGCGCTCAGCGTCTTGACACCCCAAACTGCGGCCATGATCTCGCCCAGTCGAACCGCCACATTCACCACTGTGTCCAGGTTCTCGGAGAGTAGATCAATGAGCTTGACGATGTCCCGCGTTGCACCACTGGCCTGGTTGGCCTGGCCCACGTAGACCTGCCAAGTGTTGGCCAGACGCGTGACAGCGTCATTGACCGTGGCGCTCATCTTCGAGGCGGCTTGCTTGTTGACCTCAACGCTCTGGCGCAGCCCTTCGTTCAAGTCGCGCAGCGCCAGGTTGCCGGTGATGCCCATTTGCCGGATGGACTCGGCGGTTTTACCGGTTGCCGTAGCGATGGCGTTCACGATGGTGGGCGTGGCGGCCATGATTGACTGCCAGGCATCCGAGTCCACCTTGCCGGTCTGGATGGCTTTGCTGTATGCGGAGATGGCGCTGGCGGCGCGCTCCGTGCTCGCGGCATTGGTTGTCAGCAGGTAGCTGAACGAGTCCGTGATGTCCAGCGCTTCTGTGGTGCTGTAGGCCAGGCTGCGCAGTGCATCTGCCGTGCGGATGTACAACTCCTGCTGCTCTTGCAGGGGCCGATACGTTAGATTGGCTGATTCCAGAATGCGTTGTTGCACCATCGCGTATTCGTCGGCGATGGGCGTGGCCATTTGAATGCGCTCGGCCATCTGGCCGTAGGCATCGGCCAGTGCAATGGCGTCGCCTGCAAACGCCTTCAACTGGCCTGCGGCAAATACGCCGCCCATGGAAACGGCCACTTCCTTGAAGGTGGATGCCACCTTGCTTTGCATGGCCTCCAACTGGGTGGAAATGCTTTGGATTCCCTTGCGGGTTTGGCCCAACTTGGCGCCGGCCTGCGCGGCCGCATCGCCCAGGCCACGCCAATCTTGCACGGTCTGCTTGAGCTGGGGATCAAGGGCGCTCACGCTGCTGATGGTTTTGCGCATTTCGCCATCAATGCGGGTCAACGCCTGGCGTGCCTGGTCAGCAGCTACACCGTGGCGCTGCATGACGGCGGCGGCTTCGGCTAGTTGGCCTTTCTGCTGATTCAGTGCAGCACCTGCCGCAGCCGCAGCGGCGCGCAGTTTGTCCAACTGTGCAACCTCTTGCGCCATGGGGGGCCCAGATGCACTGATTTGTGCCGCGTAGCTGTTCGCTTCCTTGGTCAGTTGATTGAGCGCACGCTGGCTCGCATTCACCTGGCTTTGCAAATCCAGAAACGTCGCAATGACCTTTTCTTGATTGCCCAACTCGCGCAGCTTGGCCGCAGCCTGTTGCGCTTGTGCGCCCAGCTCATCGCTGAGCACACCAGACATTTTCTCCAGCTCGCTCGCCAGATTCTCAATTTTCTCTTGCCCCCTGGTTTCAGTGTCAATAACCAGGCTGGCGGTCAATTGGTTTTGCATTGCCATATTCACTCCGCCGATTTACGATCACGGCATGTTTCGACTGATGTTCATTTGCCTGGTTGTGGGCCTTGTCATGCTCAGCCATGGATGGGTCTATGCGGCAACTGCTTTTTTGATTGCGTGCATGGCAACCCCATTTGTGCGCATGGCTTGGCTGCTGCGTCGATAAGAAGGTGCCCCGGCGCTCAGCCGCTCTGGTCGTTTCGGACTCTGGCGGTCAGGCGCTCGGCGGGACGGAAGCCCAAAAAGCCTTCTGACGCGTTTTGTGGGTTGGGTGAGGGAAATGGGTATCCCGGTGCCATTTGCGGCGCTTGTACCCCATTCACGTTTGTACACAGGGCTATCCCTCAAGCACTGCTTTCATTACCCTTCTGACTTCATCGTCAGCATGCGGCTTCCAGCGGTTCAAGTTGCTCACGCAGGTCAGCCAGTTCTGCTTGCAATGTGGTTGCCTGGGCGTTCAGGGCTTCAATCCGCGTCTCACGCTCGGCAACTCGTGGATGGGCCTCATTGCCCCATTCGCTGCCTGCACTGGCCCGGTAGTGCGCGCTGAGCTTTTCAAACACCACTTCAGGGAAGTAAAAGCACAGAGTGTCGAACGCGTCAGCGTCACGGTTGGGCTGGCCACCCACTTCATGAAACATGAGGCCCGATGCGTTCAAACTGCTCCACGCCCGCGAGTTGAAGGGTTGGGTGTAAGGCTTGCCGTCAAGTCGACTTAATCCGCGCGCAGTCAATGGGCTGCCCACTGGCGCCGCGTCCCGACCGCGGTGCGCAATGTATTCCTTGAGCTGGGGCAACCAATCGTCAAAGCACACGGGCATGCTGCGCAGGCGGTGAATCTCAGATTCACAGTCCTGACGCTCTTGCTCCTTTTGCGCAATCTGGCTGCGCAGTTGGGTGGCGGTGGCGCGGATGGTTTCCAGGGCGTTTTGCACGGCCTTGGTTTGGACAATGGCATTCATGGGGTCAATCTCCGATCAACTCGCCTTTGGCGAGCAAGGTAGAAAAGGCTTGGCCGTAGGTTGCGCAGGGATTGGCTTCCATGAACGCAACGATGCGGGTGTGATCGCCAACGCGATCGGTTTGCATGTCTTGGGGCTCAAAGCGGCTTGCATCGTTCAAAGTCGCGCAAGCCTTGGCGTAGGACACGCCTGTGGTGGCCACCATGCGCAAGGCCGCAGCATGGAAGGCGTGTGGGTCTTCGGCGTAGCACACCGGCTGCGTGTTCGGCGCAGTTGAACCCAAACTGAGCAAGTCATTCAGGCTCAGGTTTTGCGCAAAGGCCACCATGGCGCTTTCCGCGAATGCCGGGGCTTGCATGCCTTTGACGGCGGGCGGGTTGGCGCCCAAGAAGCCAACATGTTTCAACGCCCAAACGCCGGGGCTTGGATTACCCGCTTGGTCGGGTTTGTAAAACATGGCCGACACGGATATGTAATTACCGTCGCGCACCTTTTGTTCCAGGTCGGGCGATGGCTGCACCTCTGCAAACAAGGCGTCACCCGCCACTTGCAAACCAGTGACGCGGCCATAGGCCGGTGAATCCATCAAAGGGTGACCCAGCACCAGGGGCGCGGTGTAGCGGCTGGGGTCATAGGCAGCTGCTGTGGCAATCAGGTTGGCACGGCTGAAGGTGTAGTCTTGGCCGCTCACGGTCTTATGTGTCCCGGCTTTGAATATCTGGATGCGCTTCATTTGATTTTTCCTTTCAGAATTTGATAAACGCGCACCTCTGTAATTCCGTACTGACGCGCCAGCGCACCATGGTTATTGCCTTTGAAATTCTTTTTGATTTCCCGTTTTAACCGGGTTGATCGCAAATTTTCAAGTGAGTTGAAGTAGTAGCTTTGACCATTGATGACGGTGCAAAACTGCAAGAGCACGGCAATCGCAATGTTTGCTCTGTCTACGCCAGGCAGGTCTTTTGCCGGACTTGCGAGCAAACCCGTGAAGATGATTTCCGCAATCTCAATCAACCTGTCGCTGAAATCTGGGTCAAGAGCATCGTGCAGCGGCTGCAATGCATCGATTGACAGGTCTTGCGGCAAGATGGGTTTGAAGGTGAGCGCGTCCATGCCCACATCTTCAAATCGCTTTGCAGCGTTTTCAAATAAAGCCTTTTCAGATTTATTCGGCGAAGTTGAGTTCAGGCTCAATGAACTGCGTCAAGTTGGCGCGGTGCCAGGCAACGTCTTGCAGGTGGGCCGTCAAGGCCGCAATGGTGGCCTCTGGTTCAGCCTTGGCCGCGTAGAAGTCGGTCAACAGTTGAAGTGCCGCACCAAAGCCGTTATGCAAGGTGACCACGTCTGTGCTTTGCAGGCGGCGTCCTGTGGGAATGTCCACCAGCATCTTGCCTGCGCTGGCTGCAATCCAGCGCGTCACAAAATCAATGCCACAGGCCGTCTCATACGGGCGAATGAGGTTGGCAGGTATGCGGCCTGTTTGCAGCCACTTGTAGACCGTCCAATGGTCGGTGATGCCCATGGCATCGGCAACGCGCTCCACCGATAGATTGTGACGCTCACGCGCGTGCTCTTTGCACAACTCCAGCGCATGACGCAAGCTGGTCGGCTGCAAACGTTTCCAGTTTCGGCGAGGTTTGGTGGCCATATGCGTGAGCCCGGTTTGCCAAAAAAAGCGCAGCCACAAGGCTGCGCCATCGGGTTAACCGAGATCGGCTGCCAGCTTGTCGGGCGTGCCGACAATCGGGCGCGGCTCGCCGTGTTTGCGCACGTGCTCACGGTAACGCTTGGTGGCTTCCTTGGTGTTGCCGTATTTGGCGATGAAATCGAAGAAATCGACGGGTTCAGCGTCTTGACGTTCGTGCTTGCGGCTGGCTTTATCGCGTTTGGCCTTGGGTCGCCGAATGCTGAAATGCGTGTCCTCGCCGGCGATCGTGAATTTCACCTTGTAGCCTTGGCGCTTGAGTGCGGTGTACCACGTGCGCAAGGGCTCGCCCTGACCAAATGGCACCGTGGCGTCATGCAAATCTTCACCCAGCTTGATCAGGGTGTCTTCATCCTGTCTTGAGCTGAACGCCTCCATGAGTCGCACGGCCAAATCAAACGGGATGCCCGCCGGTTCTTGCGTGGCGGCGGCTCCCTTCCGAATGCAGAAATTCCCCTTAGATGCGGCCACGATTTGGTCAATTTCATTGCAGCGGGCATTCAGAAAAGAATGCAAGGCCGTGCACGTAATGTCCAATTTTGTGGGCCCAATGCATTGGACAACCAAACGCATCTGCTCTACGACTTCGTACAGACGGTCGAACTCTTTTTCGGCAACTTCGTAATACGAGGTGGGTGCGGCAACTTGCGTGCCAGTGGGGGCGAAGGTGTCAGCCATGATGGCTCCTATGAGACAGGTATGAACCTGCCACCACCTCGACCAAGAGAGGGTGGCAGACCGTGCAGGTTGGTCGACCGGACATAGGACCCGGCCCCCTCCTTGCGGAGAGTCCCGCACGGCCCGCCATAAAACGTTCCGTGCCCCAGCGCAGTCTGGGAAAGAAAAAAGCCGCCGACTCATACTGAGGCGCGCGGCTGCTGCGCCTATGTTCCGGGCGACCAAGCCCGTATCCCTGAGGGATGGTGCGATCATAGGGCAAGAGGACGCGCGTGGTCAAGTGCATGGCGCAAGTCTGGAATTCGCCGTCAACTGCGAATTTGCAAGCCAGAAATGTGCTGACACGTTGGTCAAATGCGTCGATATCGGCGCATTTGACCGTGCCAAATTCGCCGACGTGTCGGCGGTATTTCGGAGCCATCCGTGGGAGCGAGGAAAACATGACGGCGACTCAAAGGTCTGCAAACCGTTCGACGTCGAACGGTTTGGAAAAGATGGCTGTCACGTGCCATTAGCGGATCAGCACCCGATAGAGCATCTTGCGCGCCTCCAGGAATTCCAGCGGCTCATCCGGCTGGGCCGGCATGCCATGAACATGGATGCGGTCATAGGCGCACGCTGCATTGTTCCACCCCTGGGCCAGGGCTTCGCCCAACTGGGGATCGGCACGCAGTTGCACAGCCAGCACGTCCAACAAGGCGGCAAAAATGCCATTGGCCCAATCGTCCACCTTGTTGATTTCGGCCCGCAGCAAGGCCGCCGTGTGAGCGTTGGAGATGGCCATCTGGGCGTGCAGCCAGGCGACGGTTTCAGGGCTCAGGTCAGCAGGAATGGGCATCATGGCAGGCACCTTGTGGCAAGTGGTTTCGGTGCCTTCATTGTTTGGCTGTCAATGCCGCCAGCACCAGACCCACGAACCGGATTTGATTGGAAGGTGCCAGGTAGCCCGAGCTCCAAATTGATGATGGCTTTGGAGTGGTAGCGGCCAAAAAGAATGGGGCACGCCTCCCGCATCGTTTGCGAAGCGTCGCAGCTGACCAGCTCTGCACGGCAAAACTCCTACAAATTCCCCGCCGTGGTGGGAAGCATCGGGAAAATTACCCGCCGTGGCGGGGATTTCAGGAATCGGGATTGCTCGATACGATCGTCCAAACACCCTGGAGGCAGAACTCTTCCAAATTCTGCGCAGTTGCGCAGGCTTTTTCGTCGTCACCCTTGGGCGAGCCTGACAAATGCGAAGTCAACTTCGCATTTGTCGCGAATCGGCGGGGGACCCTTCAAAAACCTGCGCCGTTGCGCAGGTTTTGGGGGAAGACTTCCAAATGGCTCGACGTCGAGCCATTTGGAAGCGTCGCCTGCGCTTTAGCCCGGCCACGGCATCCATGGCGTTGCTGCCCACCACCGTGTTGCCCTGCACATCGTGCGAGATGCAGGCCGCAGTGATGATTTACAGAATACCGCTCTGACTCTTCCCACAACTGCCCCGAAATTCCCGATTTATCGTTGCGCACAGCGCAAATCAATTTCAGATCCGTTTCGATATTTGCCGTCCGGTGCCACAAAATTTCGGAAATATCGCGCCGCCCGGGGTTTCTTTATCTCACTTCCGTTCAATCGCCGGGCCCAAACGGGCCTTGCGCCAACAGGCGGCGCGCCAGCACCTCCCCCCACTTGCCGTGCCACACCGTGTCAGTTTGCGCGATTTGCGCGGCGCGCCAGGCCTGGTGCTGCGCATCGCCCGGCACACCGTGCTTGCTGATCTGGCAGGCCAGGACAAAGCGCATCTGCTGGCGCTGCGCATCGCTGAGCGCATGGCCTTGCAAGACCTGATCGAGCATGGCCCACAGCTGGCCAAAGTGCGAGCCAGGCTTGCGGTGCGCGCGGCTGCGGCGACGCTGCGCCTGAGCTTTGAGCGCGCGTGCACGCCAGGTGGCCGCC